CGATTCGCACGGTTGTCCGTGCCTCCGTGCCGTACGACTTCTCGATCACCAGGCGAGCCACGCATGTGTCATCGCCGATCACGTCTTGCAATGCGTCCAGGCACGCCTTGGCGATGTTGTCCACGTCGGGCCTGGGCAGTTTCGGTGCGTCTGGTTTGACGCCGCTCTTCCGCACGTGCGACTTCGGACGCACGAAGACTGCGTCGATCACGACGTTGAGCGGCTCTCCGGTGTCGCTGAGCCCAGCCGCTCGAGCAGCTGCTGCCAGCGATTGCCGGTAGGCATGCACCGGATGCTTCGCGGGCACATACGCCCGTGCGAACCCGCCCCGAGTCGAGACGCGTGGCCTCGGCTGCGGGACGGGCTCGCCAGGTACTGAGAACGTGATGCTCACCGGTAGCGAATCACGGCGAACCACTGGCGGCGGGCCGGCGAGTAGGCGACGCCTTCCTCGACGATCACACGCTTGCCGAAGAAACAGCAGTTCCTCCGAGCGGCCTCGGGCGTCGAGCCGCAGCCGATCCCTTCGTACTGGCCGCAGCTCGAATGCACGAGCACGCCGCGACGGGCGATCACTGTGGCGTGATCCTGAGCCGTCACGATGACAGTCGGGGCGGCTTCAACCGTGAAGCACACCAGGGCCACAAGGCAAGCGAGAAGCAAACGCATGAGACATCCTCCGTGAGCGCCCGGTGTCCGCCGGGTCAAACGGAAGATGGCATGCGTGTCAAACGTTCACGCTTGCGAGCAACTGTCGCTTTCCGTCAGTTTCTGTCCACTCGCCGCTTCGCCGTCTTTCGCGGCGACTTCCTCGCCTAGCGGCCGTGAAACCCATTTCCGCGCCGTGTTAGGCGGCGAAGATGCCGGCGAATACTTGTTCTGTGGCTACTTGCTGCCATGCTCTGCGGGCGGCTCTGGCATCGGCATCCAATACTGCGGGCCGTCCACAGCGTTGTTCTCTCGGCAGACCTTGTAGGTGCCGACGCTGGTGTTGGGATACCACCAGCCTTCGCCCGCAGGGTCAATGGCTCCGAGTTCGATGTCAAAGCCGTCTTCCCACCAAGCGTTTCGCACAATCCACACGCCTGCTGACCACCAGGCGACAAGGATATCGGTGCCGTCCTTTGGTGCGGTTTCGATTGGTTGCCAGTTGTTGTCCATGTTTCCCTTTCTACGCTCACAGAACCAGCGGATGAAGCGGACGGCGCAGCCGCCGCTTATCCTGCGTGTTATGCCTGCAAGTCTCGCCGCGTCATTCCGTCGTAGAAGTTCCACATCGCGTGAGCAAACAGCGCGGGCGGCATCCACCATTTTTCCGTGAGCATGGTAAGCGTAAACACAAGCACCGCCGTCACAGCAACGTCGATCAGCCGTCTCTTTGCTAGATCGCTCACAGCATTTCCTCTGCCTTCATGGCTATCGGCAGAACCACGCGATGCAGCGGACGGTGCCGCTGATCGCTGGCTGTCTCGCTCAGTGGCCGGCCCCGCCTCGCCTGCATCAGCGACGGCGTCATCAGGAATCACCCAGCCAAATCGCGTATCCAGCCACACGCCGTCGCGCGTGAATCCGTAGCACAGCGGCCCCTCCTGGTCATGAGTCGCTGTCGTTGGATCACTCATGCGATGCCCCTGATCCCGCGTGTCGGTGCAGCAGTCCCCGCAGCGTGTCGGCCCTTTCATGCGCAGTCGCCGCCTCGTCGTCGGCAACGCACGCCGCGATTGCCTCTCGCTCCGCGTCGGTGAGCCGCAGGCGATCCACCTCCGCGTGCGCCGCCTGGAGTCGCAGCCGCGATATCTCGGCGTCACCACGCAGATCCTCGCGAATGATCTGGTCGCTCATTTCGTTCGCTCCAGCAGTGAGCGGAGCGTGGCGTCCACCCTATCCGGCCCTCCAGTTCCGACATAGTAGGCAATCGCCCCCCGCTCCTCTGCCGTCAGCGCGAACGGCGTCAGCGAGCAGTGCAGCGTTGTGCGGCCAACAACGTGGGGGCAAGTCTGCGGGGTGCGGTAGAGCGGGATGACTTCCGCCATGCCGACAACCGCACCCTCAGCGTCTTGGCGGCTGTATGCCAGCCACATCGGCTGACCGTTCTTGGCGACCGCCGCCCACGCCACTGGATCCTGTTTCGCATCGTTCACGCCACACCTCTCGGTTGGAATATGCCTCGCCGCCACTTGGACACCTTGCTCTGCGTGTTCGTCACGTCTTCCCGCATCCGCTCTTGAATGTGCCGTTCCTTTAGCACAGCCTTGAGCCGCTCGATCTCTTCTGGCGACGGGTCTGCGAACTTGTTCTTTTGCGGTCTCTGTCGCTTTGGCAATTTGTACTTCTGCGCCCAATGGCAGACGGTGCTGGCAGAGACCCCGAAGCGTTTGCCAATCGCCTCGGCAGTCTCGCCAGCAGTCCACATCTGGTGCAATATGACTGCACGCTTGTTTTCCATCGTCACTCCGTTGCCAGGGGCATGATGACGCCCACGAACGTGTCCGTGCGGAGCACCACCGCCGACTGCGAGTCGGTGGCCTGGACGCTCACCGTGGGCTCGCCGTCAGCCGGAAGGCCCGAGAGCCACTCGCGGACGAACACCGGATCGAGCTTCACGCTGCACGCCTTGCCGGCCTCCACGATCTCGCACGTCACGCTCGACTCGCCGGCCTCGGCCGACTGCCCATGCAGGTGGATGCCCTCAGCCGTGAACGTGTACTGCACGCCCTTCGACTGCTCGCTCGTCACGATGGCTGCCGCCCTGGTCGCCGACAGCAGCTCCGTAGCCAGCACCGTGGTCGGCTCGCCGCCGTCCGCCGGGATCACGTCGCGCCACCGGGGAAACCGCCCCTCGGTCAGCCGTGCCGTGACGGTCGTGCCACCGATGGTGGCCAGCAGCTCGTTCGCCGTGGCCTCCAGCTGCACCGAGTCCTCGCCGGCCGCCACCGCGACGCGGGCCAGGATCTGCATAACCCGGCTCGGCACGAGAGTCGTGGTGTCATCCACCGCCAGGTCGTGTTCCATCTCGCACGAGCACAGCCGGCGGCCGTCCGTGGCCACGAAGTTGACCACGCCGTCCTTCACGTCCACGAGCACCGCCCCGAGGGCGTAGCGGCTCGACTCCTGGTCGGCGGCGAACACAACGCCACGCACCGCCCGAGCAAACTGGTCAGCCGGGAGCCGCGTCACGGGCCGGGCGTCCTTCGGCTCCCAGATCGGGTACTCAGCCGCGTCCTCGACGGGCAGCGTCCACGTCCCGTGGCCACACCGCACCACGCACGACGTGCCCTTGGTCTCCAGCGTCACGTCCTCGCCACCGGCGGCGTTCAGGATCGCCATGAGCCGTCCGTGCGGTAGCAGCATCGCATCGCCGTGGTAGTCGATAGCGGCGTCGATCCGCACCTCGAGATCCGTGCCGGTCACGAGCCCGTCACCCAGACGCACGTTCGTCAGCACCGGCTTTGGTGCCCTTGTTAGCACAGCCGGGCTTACAGCCGCGAGCGCACTCTTCAGCTCGGCGGCGCTCAATGTGATGCCACCACGCTTCCGTTCCTTCGTTGCGACCATGTGAAGTCCTTTTCTTCGAGAGAGACAAACCAACCAAAACGCCAAGCACGAACGTGCAGGCGAGACTGATATGACCGATGCTGATGAGGGCGAATTGCTCAAGCGTCATAGCGACATCCCCGGGTCTTCGTTACCCAACAGCGGGAACCGCATCGACGCTAGTTCTGCCTCGACAACCTCAAGAATCTTTGCCGTGCGAACCGAACGGTTCATCAACTGCCGAATCGTGTGGCGCTGCCTCTCGATCACGTCTAACTGCTCCGTGATCGTGTCGTGGGCCTGCTCGAGCAGGATTCTCGACTCGTCGTCAATCTCGTCACGCCACGCCGAGGCAAGGCAGACATCCGCGACGGCTTGCGGGGAAGGCTTGCGGCGGCTCATGACACCACCTCGATTCCACGCGTCTGGCCGGCGCGACGGCGGATGAGACCCTTACGCTCCAGGGCCAGGATGTGGCACATCGCACCGTTGGGCGAGCGGAACCCAAAGTGTTCCATGATCTCGCGGACGGTCGGGCCGCAGAGCGCCGTGCGTTCGCGGACGAAGTCGAGGATCTCGCGCTGGCGGTCGGTGGCGGGTGGCTGAATCGTCTCGCTCATAGATCCTCCTCCTTGAGTTTCATTCCGGCCGCAAGCGCGGCGACTTCCTTGGGGCTGCGGTACGGTGCGGGGCGGTACTCGTCCCGCCATGCCTTCGGTGGCGGCTTCTCATCCGGTCGCCTGCCTGGCTCGCGGTGCGTCCCGCCACGGTCCTGCGAGCGAGTCAGCCAGGACACAAGGAAACGTCGCCAGTTGCTCTTATGGGCCTTGGTTGGGTTCGCCCTGAGCCAAGACGTGGCTTTGGCGAGTTCTGCCGCCAGATCGCACGCTGGGTACGCCAGACGCCATTCCTGCCGGTCGGCGTCCGTGATGCCCGTCCACCCTGCGTCAGCAGTCCACGAGACGGCATCGTGGGGCTGCGAGCGTTTCCGCCGCTTCGGCGGATCGCTCGTAGCTACCGGCGCAGCCGGTTGTATTTCTTCTCTTGTTCTGTCCTGTTCTGTTATGTCCTGTGGTAGACGCGCTTGTAGACGCACCTGCGCCTCGCACGCGTCTACACCAGCGTCTACAGGTGCGCCTCCGGTGCGCCTCCACTTGTCCTGACGCCTGTTTTTCAGGGCTCGCCGCTTGGCGGCACCGCCAAAACGCTCCTCCCATTTGGGAATCTGGGCAGTTTCGCCGTCAAAGATGATCCAGCCGACAGCGGCAACCGCCTCCCAGAACGCGGCTTCGCCACCGCAGATCCGGCCAAGTCGGGCAGGCGTCGAGCGGAACCGGCCGTCTGCCGTGTTGAGTTGCACCCAACCCCAGAGCTTGAGCAGCCGGAAGACGATCACCTCCACCGGCTCGCCGGTAAGGTCAACGAGCTCCTGCACCTCGGGCTTGGTGTCGAGAGACACATCTACGGGGAACCATTCAGCGGCCATTTACGCATCTCCAGACCACAACTTTTCGCTCTCGGCCTTTTGCCCACTGTCCTGACTCGCAGTGATGCGGAAGGAACTGCGGGACAGTCCACGACGCGCCGTCCTCAATCATCTTTCCCTGCCTTGCGCTTCGCTCTTCATCACTCCATGAACGCTGAAACTGCTGGCACATTTCAGCGATGAACTCACTCGGTGGATCGCGGCCAATCCATTCAGCGGCCATTGCTGTTCTCCGTCATCGAAGCGTGGTGCCGATCTAGCCACGCCACAACTTGGTGCGGGCGAGAAACCCACTCAGTAACAAGGGTCTGCCACTGTGACTTTTCCAAGAGCAGTTGCTTAGTTCCAAGACACCAACGAACGGCTACCGCCTCGATGTCGTGAAACGTGTCAATGTCCCTGTCTGCCGGCACGGAATGGCGGGCAAGGCAGACGATGTGATTGCCTGGCACCTTCGCTAGAGAGTCGTAAAGAATCCGCTGGCCCGTCTTTAGGCTCTGCCAATCGCACCCGCCCCTCGTGAGCTCGGCCCAAAGAAAGCAGCCGTAGGACTCAACCACCATGTCGATGTCGCTTGGCGTAACTCCGCGCGCTAAACGCCAGCCTGAATGGTCCAGCATCTTTCCTTGGGCATACCGCTGACGGCAGATAATCGCCCCGCCAGACTGGCTCATTTGAAAGCCTCCATGCAGAACCCAAACTGCGAGAACGCACGAGCGAACTCGTCGGTGTTTGGGCCGAGAAAAAGAATCGCCTGGCCTTGGAGCGGCGCAGCGGACGGCTTGGCCGGATGCCAGAACTTCACGCGGCCCTTCGGGAAACAGATGGCAGAAGCCTGCTCCGCAAGCGACTGAAACCACCTTGTTTCCGTAGCGTTATTGACCAGCACAATCGCATTTGTGACGGCCCCGCTGGCATATGAATCGCACAGCTTCTCGACGAACTGGCCGATGAGGCCCGACTCATACGGCGGGTTCATCCACAGCGTGCCTTGCCAGTCCTTGTCGAGCCCGCTGTCTTCCGCCGTGTAGTAAGTCGCGGCCCGCACAAGCTCGTTTGCGATAGGGTTTGATGCAGGGTCTAAGTCGATCTTGCCGAGCACTTGGCGGGCTGCCTCGATGTACTCCTTCGGCGTATACCACTCGTTGTCACCGCTGTTGTTGGCGACGTGCGGCCGGGCCTTCACTGTCTCGACGGCCTGCTCAATGTCGGCTGCAGTGGGCTTCTCCGGGAGTGCTGCAGCAGCCGCCACTATCTCGTGCTTCGGCGCGTCGATCTCGCCCGCTATAACCTCACGCTCGATACCAAGTGTTTCGACGGCCTCTGCAAACTTGCCGTCACGCTCTATCGTTCTCGCCGAAACGCCGTGTTCTTTGGCAAGCCTTTCGGCGGCCTGACCTTCCGACAAAATGTCGGAAGGTCGTTTCCTGCGAGCACCGGCTTCCTCTGGCGGAAGCCTGTTCCTGAGATACCTCCGCCCGCGCAGCAGACTCATCGCACGAGGGTCAAGGTTGCGCCGCCCAAGCTGATTCCTGTCGATCCAATCAGCAGCCTCCTCGCGGCTCTTAAACCGCATCTCGTGAATGTCGAACGGCAGCCCCAGCCGCGTGCAGATCTCGTAGCGGTTGTGGCCGTCGAGCAGCGTGAGCGTTCCCTTGCTGGCCCACACCACCAGCGGGTCGCGTGCACCGCCGTGCTCAATGATGTTCTCTTCCAGCTGCTGCCGCTCTTCCGCCGACAGCGGCGGAATCAGTGCGGCGAACTCGGCGTCAACGATGATGTCTTCAAAAACCTGCGGCATACGTGTGCCTCCTTGCGTTGTGTTTTGAACCCGTGCCTACCGTGGCACACCCGTCAAATCACCTTCCCGCGTCGCGCGTACCAATCGCGTTTGAACAAATCGAACGAGCCTTGGTGCCCGTCCTTTCGCCAGTTGCAGTAGGCGATGACGCACTCCTCAAAGTCGAGATCCCGCGTCGCCTCGTATGCAGCCTTGCGGGCCGAAAGTTCGTCGCGTTCCTTGTCCTGCAGCCACTGCGGCTTCGCCATCACGCAACCCTCCACACCGTGGCCATCCGTCCGCTAGCCGTCTTCCGCGTCCCGGCCTCGACCACCAGACCACGCCGTGCAAGTTCGATCCGCCGTGGCCGCTGCGTGGACGGGTTCATACCCAAACGGGTCTGCTGCTCTTCGTCAGTGAGCCCGTCTGGCGTCGCCGCGAGCAGCTCAAGCACACGCCGCTGCATCGCGTTCAACGTCGCCGGCCCGAGTAAGTCGGCCGCCTTGGCCGAGGTGATTGAGCCGTTGACGCTCGGTGCTCGCTGCGTGAACAGCGGCAGGTCACACTGCGAGTCGATGAAGACGCTCATGGCTTGGCCTCCATGGCGTTCGCGATTCGCTCAAGCTGATAAGAGATGGAGTTGATCGCCAGCAATAAGGCGTCAGACGCAACATCGACGCAAGGCTTTTGCGTAGCCGTCGATGGCTTCGCGTGTTTCGCAAGGTATGCGTCAGCCTGCGTCTTGTTGACCAGTTTTCCGCGAATGCCTGCGACAGTCATCACGTCGATTTCTCGGCGCGATGCAGCAGCAAGCAAAACGCGATACTCGTCCCCTGGGTTTCCATGCTTCTTATCTGGCCGCGTGTCATACGCCGCCATGCGAACCCATCCATTTGGAATCAGACTCATGTCTCACGCTCCTTCGTGTATTGGCCCCGTGACGTGGGGCGTTCGGTCGCATCACGCTGGGAGGTAGCGCTGCGACTGCGGTGGTTACTCGCCACTCACCGCGTGGCGACCAATGCGGCCAGGTGAGCCGCTGGGGCAATGGCGTGCCGGCTGTGTCAATCGCTCGACTCTGGTTTGGCTATGTAACTCCTCCACCCCGGCGTTGCCGGCGGTGGCTCGTGCTTCATCTTGAGTTCGTGGTACGCCTTGAGGTTCGTCTCCGCAGCCTTGCGGCAACGTTGCGCCTCATCACGCATTCCGCTTGCAACGGTCGCCATGTCGGCTTTGCCGTGCTCGCGGAGGTACGCGACAACGTCATCGAAGGTGGGCCAGCCGCTCACGATGCGTTCTCCGTGGCGGCAGCCTCGTGCTCGAACTCCTGGCCGTTGTCCTCTGGCTCGCTTTCCAGCCACTCGCACTTGCCGTCGATCAGGTGCACGAGCTCGTTGCGTTGGGCCGCGGTGAAAGTGCCCTCCTTGTGCCGCTGGTTGACGCGATCCCGCAGGGCGGCAAGCAGCTCGAGGCTGTTCGTCCTCTGCACGGCGAGCCGGGCATTGGCGACGGGATCATTCGTGGCCGAGAGGGCCGGCGGCTGTGCCGTCTGCTGCGCGTGGCTATCAACGGCTGTTGCAGGGGCGTGGCCGCGCTCCACAGCCGCCGGGCGACTCTCGGTTGACGGGAACTTGGGACGCACCACGACGGGCTCGCGGGCGGGCTCGGGAGCCGGGGCATCTGCGATCTCGTCTGGGTCGTAGATGCCGACCGAGCCTTCCCAGCCGATGCTCTTGAGCCCTGCCGTGATGGCACGGCTGCGAAGCATCGCCTTCGGGTGCTTGGCGTAGTTGTCATTGGACGCCAGGCCAGCCCTCTTAGCGTCCTCAATCGTGAACGTCTCCGTGTGCTCGTCACCGTTGGGATGACGCAGCACGAGCACTGCCCGAGCCTCGGTCAGTTCCTTGAACTGGGCACGGCCGCCGCACGACTTAAACCGTGCGAGCTGCGAATCAGCCCGCTCGGTCACGGTGCCTTTGATGACCTGCAGTTTGCGGCAGGCAGCCATCGTGCCCATGCCCAACTCGCGGCCCATCAAGACAATCGCGGCAAACGAAACGCCGTCGCGGATGTGGCTTGGCAGGAAGCCGGTTCTCCGCAGGGCATCTCCCATGCTGACGAGTGACTCAAACGAGGGCTCGCTTTGGGTTGTCACGGCCAGCGAACCAGCCGCGTTGTGGGTTGTCAGTGCAGTGCTCATCGTCGCGTCCTTTCGTAAGAAACCTTGCGTCACTTTTCTTTGAAAATCCCGCTCGGCGTCCTGCGTTGCGGGTCGTTCTTGCGTCCTTGCTGCTGGCGTCTCCGACGCCCTCCTTTCCACCGGTTGAC